CTAATTTTGACCATCTTTCAGACCACGCATCGCAGCCCACCATAACTCAGTAGGCTCACCGCTGGCATCAAAAAGCAAATAGTTCGAGTCATAAGCGGCATCAATCTGATTAACAAACCAAGCAGTGCTCTGATTATTGCCCCATTCAACGAAACGAACAGCTCCATAATGCACAGCCACGCGGTGTAACTGATAAATCTGATGCAGTACGATCGCCCGACGCAACCGCTTAGGTACGAATCCCTCAATCTGATAAAAAATGCGATCGACAGGCGATCGACCTGAGATGCGGCGCTTCCAAACTTGATCGTAGTTCGAGAACTCGGAAACACCCCAGGAATAACTGTGAACCTTGCTAAATTTTTGAAGCTCAGGCAATAGCCAACGATGCCGCACCCACCACGCATCCACCCATTGCAAATGAATCTGCAAACCAATTTCAAATTTAAGTTTTGAATGTTGCGACCGCAAAGCAAGAGCCCACTCTAAAAATTTAGCCAGCGATCGACGCTCAGCAAAAATACTAAACGGCTCAGAAATAACAACCAATGAACCATCGGGCAAACTTTTTAAAAATTGAGTAAGCTGCAATTCATCATTAATGGTATCTTTAACTACTAAATATTTATTGTTAGCCCACCAATCATCAAGCGTAAAATATTTAAATTGTTTCTTGCGAATGTCAGCGTAGCTCAAGCGATGAGCAAAGCATTTTTGAGTGCGACACCAATCAAGTAAGCGCAGAGATGTTTTAAAATAATCACCTCTCAATTGATACTCTGGCACAAAAAAGTCAAAATTATCTTGAATTTTCAACCAAGAATCTCGCTGCTTCATGGAAGGAACATCGCGATCGAAAATACGGCGAGAATCAGCAACAGTCCCTAATTTTAAAGGAAGCGCAAATTTGTCTAGAGGTTTAACTAGAATTAATTCAATTTAAAAAACATAAATTGCTGCAAAAAATAAACTCGCTAAATTAATAATTAATCCAAGCTTCGAGCCTTGCAAAAATATATTTTTCACTTAACTTTACGACTCCATCCAGGGTTCCACCCGCGACACTCTACATCAGTATGTTCAGCAGCCCAGTATCCCTTGTCCCAGCCTTGCACAGTTTCTAAATTTTTCCATTCATTATCTTTAAGGTTTCTAAATCTGTTGCCAGCAACTGAAAAAGGATTCATAGCGCGAGATTCTAAAAAAGTTTTATTTAACTCGAAAGGATTATACTCTACTTTCAATCCGTCCCAAATAGTGTAGGAATAACCAATTAAAAGACAGCTCTTTGTTTGTGTCGCAAATTCTGATTGACTAGCCCAAATTGTTTGCAACCAAACTTTTTTAGAATTGGGACAATCCATCGGAGTACAATTCGATTGAGTAATATATGGAATTATAGGATATGCAGGAAAAGGTACAGGATAAGGAGGGTGAGGAACACAATAATCATCATCAGGACCGCAACTACAACCTGAACGATCGCAGCCACAATTTCCAGAACGACGCTCAATTCCCAAACAAGGCGAAAGAGATTGAGAATAATTAAAGCTAGAAACTTGCCACGCCGCACTTTGAGCTTTCCAAGCTTCAATAGCTGGAATTGCAGCAACTTCAGCCGCTCTATTAGCTAATTCAATCCTTCTAAGCTCAGCTTGATAAGCGTCACATTCTGGCGTAGTAGTCGCAAATATTCCAGAAATAGAAATTAAAGTCGCAATTATCGGCCACAAGGTAACGCCTATGCTGCCAAGCGAAAAACCAACCAAATAAGCAGCAGACCGAACACTTAACAAGGCAGCGCTAGATGCAATTATAGGGGAAGCAGTGACAATTAACAGTCTTAAACCCGTAACTAATTTAGCAGCCTTAAAAAGTAACATACTTACCTCCGAGTTAACTTCCAAGCTTTAACAAGTGCAGCAATACTCATTAACGGCAATCCAGTAGTATACAGCACAACTGCTGCATACCTCATAATTGGTGAATTTACAGACTCAATAGCAGAAATCATCAACGCCGGAATCCTAATCGAGTCAGGAGAAGCAGGCATCAAGTTAATTGCAGCAGTAGTGGTAGTAGTTAAAAAATTGCCAGTAGTAGCATCAGTTTTGAACAAACAAGCATAAGTTTGTAATTCCGTAGGAGTAAGCTTACGCCGCCAAGTGTTAGCAATCCAATAATTATCAGGATTAGCCGTCGTAGACTCGCCGCGACTAAAAACAAGCTCCAGGGGCTTATCCTCAGCCCTAATATCGCGAGTGTAAAAACTCTGACAAAGGGCAGTTAAATCAGTCCCAGTTGGTACATTCCCCATGCCATACGCAGTGCTAATCATCTCCTTACTATTTACCTGAATCATCTGAAAAACGCACCAAGTATAAACCGGAGGCGCAGGCGGTGGTGATGCAGTTGCCAAATAAATTGGTAGCAATAAATTAATCATATCAATCGCTAAATATAAATTTAATCCCCAGACCTATGATCACAAAAGGCTTCAAAGCATTAACAATCATCCCAGGCAAGCAAATGCGATCAAAATTCAAACCAGAATTTATCTGAAAACAACCGTCACCAATATTATCAAGGTAGGCTTGCTCAGTAGCGTTAGGCATGGCAATATCGATCGGGAATTTCTGCACAAGCTGAGAACCAAGCGAAACTTGCGACGACGGAGGCTGTGCCGGACAAGTAATGCCAGAGGCGATCGCGCCGGAAGTCTGAAGTAATCTAAAAAATATCCCCGCAGCGGTCACACCAAAGAACCGAGCATTTTCGATAAGTCGGCGATGTCGAGACTTCATGCGGAGCTTGCCAGACCGCAAATTATTATCCATAAATTTTTGGTACTTTTCCTCACCCATAAACTCGTGGAGCATAGCAAAGGTTGCGCTATGCCGCTGAATAAAAGCGATCGAACGCTCAATATCAAGATGAAGCACTGGCGAAGGAAGTGTAACAACACCACGTCTATAAAATTTATCAAAAAACTCAATATCAGAACGCGATCGAAGAAAACGAATAGACCCACAAGCAACATCCTCAAGATATTTAGGAAGCTCAGACAACTGTAAATCAACTAAATTACACATTACAAATTTGGCAGTATCGCGTTTAAGCTCAAGCTCCAATCGATCAAAATGAGAGCCGTCAATAAATTTTTCGTAAATTCTAATGCACTTTTCAGACTCGCGGGAACCTAAATAAACAGTATTGCCATCACAATTACCACAATTCATAATACGACGAACACTGCGAAACCCAAAAAGTAAACCATCATCAACAAAATTTTCCCAAGCACGAAGCGAAAGCCGAGGAGAAATAACCGGAAAATCTACAGCAATATCAATTCTATTGCCAGTAAAACCACAGTCAGACTGTGCAAATAAAAGCAACTCTTGAACTGTTAAAAAGTTTAATTGTGACAAAGTTCGACCGTTCAAGTCAACAAGATATTTATGATATACCTCAACACCCGCCGAAGGTGCATAATTAACAGCAATTAGTGAACCTTGAAAATCATAAACCTCATGCCATATCTTATTTGAGGCTAACATATCATTATTCTTAGCATCAGGCAAAGATTCATTCTTGCGTTGAAACGGCAAATTTAGAATCTTAAATATATCAGAAATTCGAGTTAAAAACTCACTTTTAAATTGAAAACGCAGCCAATCAATTTTAACCTCTCTATGTAAAGATTCTACGTGCATCATGATTTTAAAACCTTTGTAAACAACACAAACAAACCACCAATTAATAATAGCAAAATCAACGGATGCTTAAACGGCAAAAATGAAAGTATTAAAAATGCAAATATAACGCTAGCAACGGTGATAAAAAATACCCTGAGATAATCTCGATCAGATTGAGGCAGGACATTCCAATTGATCAATTCCTGACTACATCTTAAGTCTAAACGCTTTAAACCAGGATAGGCAACAGCAGGGAACAATTGCCACAGTCTAAGTATATATTTTTGTAATGGGTGAGAGCCGGGGAAACCAATCTCGCCCTGCAATTTCCAAGCTACAAATGGGTAATTGTTATTAGCCTCATAAATTTTCTTTTTTTTAAGTCTTTCAGCTTTATAAAAAGTGTCTAAAATTTCCTCAATTTCCTTAAAAGTCCTGCCTTCTTCAATTAAATCACTGGATGAAATTTCAAGAAATGACGCTGAATCAATAATATAAGGAGCGTCACCAAAATCGGAAACATTGGCAAATTTAGAAGCTTCTAAGTCTTGTTCCTCAAGAAGTCCGAAACTATCATAAACACGAAACGTTTGGGCATCAAGACCGTTAATGATGCCTTTCCAGTGCTTAAGAGCCAACACCCAAACTTTAACGGGATTCTTACGAGTTTTAGGGTCACGAAACCAAACCTCGAATTCAGCAGGTAAGAATAAATGCACATCTTTAAACATAAGCCGTTCGTTTCTAAGCTGAGAATCCCATACCGCCAAACCCTCAGCATAAAGAATATTTGAACAAATTTGATGAACAGCCGAATTAACCTGAGAAGGATATTGAGCCGCATAAACTATATGCTGACATCGTTTGCGATTATTCGCCACAGCGTTAAAAGCTTCTGGCGGCAACGTCCAAGACTGAACACTCGGAGCATACAATCCCATCTCATCAAGAAGAATTACAGCTTGATGAATTTGCAGAAACTGAGCAAAATTCTTATTAGCACTAACATAGTAAACAATCCCTTTAGGTAAATTTTTCCCAAGCCATTTGTAATTATTGATTTTGCAGTAATAGGCAAGGTTAAGAGGGTCTAAGCAGAAATTGGTAACTATCCTCAACTGAGATTTTTCAGCAATTTCTAACCCGTGTTGCAGCATCAATAAAGATTTACCGCGACCGGGGAGACCATAGCTCGCGGTAAAAGGCATGATCAAACCCCAAAAAGAATCAACTCAACAAATTAAACGCGACTAAGAACCATGTTAAGAACGCGCAGTGTCATCATGAATCCCATCGGAGCCAGAGCTACGCCAAAGGCAGCCATCGCAATCCCATCAATTCCAGTGATCATTGCTGTAGCATTAGCAACACCACCAGCTATAGCAGCAACAGCAGTAGCACCAGCAGTAGTAGCACCAGCAGTAGCACTAGCACCACCAGCAGACAAAACAGACCCACTAACTCCCAAAACAGCCCCACCGACAACAACCCGCTGAAAAGATTTAGTCAAATGCCGGCGGTTAAATTCGAGAGTAAGCTCATCAAGACGATCGCGATTGACAACAATTTCTCTATCCAATAAATCAGTGATCATTTTATTTGCTCCAGAATAACAGGTGGAATCAAAATTTGATAAACGAGGGTTTTGAGGTAAAGCGTACACACCCCGATCAACAGCATCTGAATAATTAAAATCGAAACAATCAAGTTAGGATCGATAATTTTATCAGGCAGTTTATGTACACTCTCAGCGAAGGCACTAAGACAATTGAAAAATTCAGCTTGTTCATCAATTAATTTCACTAATCTAAAAACCTCTTACAAACAACAACGAACGCGTGAGTAGAAGTAACAGCAAGGGCGGCTTGCATCCCCCAATCCATCGCAAATTCAACAACAGGCTTTATATCTTCCTTAATAAAATTCAGTGATTCAGCAGCACTAGGAATTGTAGAAATTATCAAAGCAGCTAAAATAGGCACCACTAACTCCTCATTCTTATTGCAATTCCGAAAGCAGCAGCAATAGCCATAGTCCCAAAATGGTCAGCTATAAAATCCTGAGTGCTGTTCTTCATATCGTCAGAAAATCGTTGAGGACTGCCAAGAACCAACGACAAACGGGCTACAGCTTCAGGGCCTGTAATTCTACCGTTAGCTATTGCAGGGCTGACAAAATTGCCCAAAATCCAAACAGCACCACAGAGAATAATAAAAAGTGAGGCCACACCGCGAGGATAACTACTAATAAATCTGCGGGCATTTTCAAAACTCAT